TATTCCTGTTCGATGTCCGTGGAGCAGCGAAGTCAAAAGACATATGGGACGCTTTCGAATACGCATATATGAGATACGGTTGTAAGCAATTCATAGTAGATTCTCTCGCAAAATGTGGAATGAGAGAAGATGATTACAACAGACAGAAGTTTTTTATTGATAAAGCATCAGACTTTGCAAAAGACACCAATTCTCACGTGCATATTGTTGCACATGCGCGTAAAGGTGAGTCAGAAAAAGGAATTCCTGGCAAGTTAGACGTAAAAGGCACGGGAGCTGCTACGGACATGGTCGACAACGTTTTCTCAGTTTGGCGAAATAAAGTGAAGGAAGAAGCAATACAGGAATGCAACTTCAGGGGTGTAGCTCCACCTGAGGAAATATTAGAGCAGTCTGATGCTGTTGTCAAATGCAGCAAGCAAAGAAACGGTGACTGGGAGGGCTCAATACGGCTGTGGTTTGATCTGGATTCGTATCAGTATAGGGATAGTCGTTTAGATGGTAGTTCAGTGTATGTTAGAGAATAAAGTGATTAAGTTGTTGACTATCAGATATCATATGTTATGTTTAGCGTGTGAGTGGGAAGTACTACTAGGCAGCCCGTGTATCAGAAAATTAACATAACCAAGTGGCAGGTTTGTTTCGGTTTCGGTACGCGGGTTGCCAAGATTTTAATATAATGCCTGGAAATTGGACATCTCCACCTGAATACGAGAATCTCCTAAAAGAAGAGATAGATGATCATGTATTCAGCCTCATGTACGGAGCAGTTGTGGAAGATATGTATTCAACAATATCTGCATGGGTTGTTCGGTTCGACAATGGGTTAGCAGTAAGGCTTTATGACTCAAAGTTGTTAAGAGAGCTTGTGTGTGACATGGAAATGAGAAAGAAGGAGAATGATGAGTACAAAAAGCAAGTGGATTGATGTAGAGAAAGAATATCCTGAGCCATTGATGGACAGGTGGATAGTGGTCAAGGATCGCTCTCTTGATAGGCCAGTTACGGCAAAGCCTATAGATGGAGTGTGGATGGTTAAGCCTTCAATGGTGTGGAGGCAGTCAAAGTTCACTCATTGGATGCCTATGCCTGATGAAATTGAATAAAGATACTTAACTTGACAGATATGTAATCTCTGGTATAGTTAGAAATATGGAGAAAGAATTTACAGACAAGTTTGGCATGGGCACGAATCGCGCGAAAATAGGTAATCCTCTTGGCCTAGACATTCGCGCTACTAAGGAGAGGGATGAAGCTTTAATTCTCCGGTGGATTCCCTCTCGTAGATTTATACATCGTCTAAAGTCGCTGTTAACACCAACGTATGGAGTATGGAATGATTGCTAACGAAGTAGATCAAGGGACGTTAGACGCTCAGAAGCAGTCCGAGCACAGTAAGCTCGTGGACAGGAATCCTGACGGCACATGGAAGAAGGGTCATAAGCCTATGGGTACTGGGCGACCTAAGAGGCAGGTATTCAAAAACATATTGGCCAGTCTTCCAGAGAAGCAGAGGACATTCTACCTTGATGACGGTACTAAGGTAACAGCTGAGCAGTACGCTGTATGCCGTCATCTTGACTTGATTGCTGATGCTTATTGGCCTGCCATAAAAGACTTTCATGACAGGGTGTTCGGTAAGCCTGTTGAGTCTGTTCATATGACTTCTAATGACGACCACATCACAAATGATCCTGAGTACCGTGAGAAGCTTCTTGCTGAGTTAAAGAAACTTCGTGCTGCTACAATGGGAGAAGATGGTGAAGATTGATAATAAGTTTAAGGCTAAATTTGAGCCAGGGCAAGAAGTGTGGATGAAAACTGGTTCAGGAGAATATCCTGAAGATTATGGTCCATGCGTTGTAGATAGAGTTTTTTGGGATGAGCATCATGGATGCTTCTATTATCTTCTTTTGGGCGGATCGGGCTGTTTGCCTGAGTCAAGGTTGAGATGAGTCTTGATATAGGATAGTGATTATATGGCATGCATCCCATTCGGAGACACGGTAAAACAGTTCAGAAAGGAAAAGCGCATTCTTCTGCGTTATTTTTGCGAGGAGCTTAAAATCCCTGCTCAATACTGGTCTAAGGTTGAACTAAATATTAACCCTCCACCTTGTGATTTACTTCTCCTGTTGAAGGTGGCAAAAGTTCTACAGCTTACATCAGACGAGCGTAGCAAGCTTTTTAAGTCGTCTCAGCAGTGGGTATCAAAACCAGATAAAGACATAGCATCTCGTCTTCCAGCTTTCTATCACGGAAATATTGATGATGTTAACCTTGACAGATTGATAGCCGATATCAAATCACTCACTACACAAGATGCATAACTATATGGAGTGCAACTATGAAGGTAGTATCAGATCTTGAGATTCTATACCAATGCACAGGGATTAGATTCCTGATTCTTAAGAGGGACGTATACTCTGGCGAAGATGCTGGATATCAAATAGGCATAACTCCTGTAGAAGATATCACAGGAGTTAAAAAGGATTTCTGGATATGGTATCAGAGCAGGGGTGTCTTACCGGTCAAAAATGCAAGACATCTTGTTCTTGATGTTATTGGCGCTTATCTCGTGTGGATTGAAGACAATTATTCAGAATGTATTGATGGAATCATGAATCAGTTAAACATAGGCAATGATGTTGACAGACTTCAGACCATCGATGTTGTCATAGACGGACAGTAATGCGTAGTGAATCATGGTGTACAGTTGTCTGGAAATGCTGAAGATGTTCTCAGTCAAGTAGACAGTTTGATTGAGAGGCTCGAATACGACTCCGCCAAAGATGAGTCACGAGCAAAGCTGTTCGAATTCCTTAGCTGGGTATGGTGGTATCCAGAAGTTCTCAAAGTTGGACGTCATACAAGAGAGATATGTGAGAGAATCACTCAGGCAGTAGATGATTTTCAAGAAGGCAAGTCCACTTATCTGCTTATTCAAGTGCCGTTCAGACATGGTAAGTCTGACATAGTAAGCCGCGCCCTTCCTCCTTACTTCCTTGGCAGGACAAAGAATGATGATGTCAATGTTCTGATGACAGCTTACGGAGGCGGTCTTTCAGAGGGATTCTCAAAGGACTGTAAGAGGATTATCCGTTCTGATGAGTATCAAGAGCTTTACCCTGGTCTCTTGCCAGCTAAAGGAAAAGATAACATCTCTGAATGGTCTGTAGGAGAAAGCACTGGCAGTCTCAACTTTGTTGGCCTGGGTGGTACCGCAGTAGGAAAGGGTGCACACCTCCTTGTTATTGACGACTACTGTAAGAATCGTGCAGAGGCTCGAAGTCGTACCATAAGGAACAAGGTATGGGATGCTTTCAGTGTGGACCTGATGTCTCGTCTTGCCAATAGACATATCGTAATCATCACAGCAACGCCGTGGCATGTAGATGATCTGGCTGGACGTCTGACAAAGCTTATGGCTGAAGAGCCAGACTTTCCAAGGTTTGAAGTAGTGAAATTCCCAGCTGGAGGGGTAGATGGGCCATATTTGTTCCCTGAGTTGTACCCTGAGAGCTGGTATCGTATGCAGTATGCATCTCAAGGCAAGCTTGCAGCAGCGAATCTTGACTGTAACCCAACCATAGAGGGTGGAAACAGGTTCTCGGTAGACGATATTGTGGTGCACGACGACTTAAGCAAGTTCCCAGCAGGGCGATACGTGAGAGTGTGGGATCTAGCGTCAAGCTCTAAGGATAGGTCTGGTGATGACCCGGATTACACAGTAGGGACTCTAGGGTTGGCAGTAAAAAAAGAGACAGGAAACGAATTCTGGATTAAAGACGTTGTGTATTGTCAAGAGGAAGCTCCTAAGAGAGACAAATTAATTATTGACACAATGAAAAAGGATGGACAGCATGTGCCGATTGGGATCGAAGGCTTTGGATCTCAGAAGGACACGTACAACAATTTGAAGGCATTGATAGCTGGCAGGCGTATTGTCAAGAAGCTAACTCCTCCAGGTGACAAGGAAGAGAAGGCTTCTGTGATGGAGGCTCCTATGGAATACGGCAATTTCCATATACTGAAAGCCCCATGGAATACAGAGTTTGTCAAGTGGTTTTCTGAATTTCCTGATGGAAATCATGATGATTTTGTTGACAGCGCTGCCTTAGTTTGGTACATGTCTTATGGAAAGGGGACAGGATCAGCAGCTATAATGCGCTAAATAGGATGGCGACATGCCAGAACGAACTCTAAGAGAGCTGTTAGCTCAGAGAAAACACCCTACTCTGAAAAAGAGGGAGTGTCAAATATTCATCAACATGCTTGCTGCAAGGGGTGGGAGGGAGTACGTCTTAGAGAGGTTGTCGCGGTTCCCTGCTGAGGCAAGCATAGCTTTCTTTGGTCGATCCAAAAAGGCCATTGGTAGTGGATCAGCATCATTTGTCAAAGTGTCATCTGCTGAAGGTGACAAAGATTTCTTCGCTCCTGAAAGTCAATTTGTACAGCACAACGTTACTGGTCGTGTTGATCGAGCTCACCTTATCAACCATTGTGGTAGAGCGATCGAGAAGAAGAAGGAGTTTGTGTTTGGAACTCCTCCTGTCAGGGAAGGGATAGACGTAGACTTTGCTCTTGATGTCACAAGGTCTCGTGTAGGCATCAATCAGTTCTGGGGTGGAGTCTCTAAGGCAATAGACTGTTGTGGATGGACATGGGTGAGTGTTGATGGGCCAGCTCCACCTGTAGATGCAAATGGCCGGCCTATTGTCTTATCTGTATCCGACAAGATGGGGTTGAATATACGCCCATACTGGAGCCATTATCACCCAAACCAGGTTGTTGATTGGTGCTTTGATGCAAACGGTGATGTGGCTTGGCTCATTACAGAGCATTGTGATTTCGTAAATGACGATCCAAGAGGTGAACCAAGACACGTAAAGACTCGTGTTCTTTGGGAGCCAGGCGTTGTAACCCAGTATGTGTTTGACGGTGAGGATGAAATAGTTGCTGAGAACTTGGCATTAAATGCTCCTCCTATGGTTCCATTCATCCCGGTTGGCAATGTGTCTCCAGAAGCAATAGCATTTGATGACTTGGAGAGTATCCAAAGATCAATCCTTGACTTAACTAGTGCGAATCACGAGTCACTGTTCAAGCAGGTATATCCTCAGCTGATTCTTCCTTCAGGGACTCTGCAAGAGACTGCAAGCAAAGCGAACATGAGTTTTGATGAAGCTGCTGATCGTATTCTTGGGTTGGAATATCCAATTGAAGAAGATTCTGACACTAAGATGATCACAAGGTACATAACGCCTACGGCTGCTGATCTAAAGATACTCCGTGAAGACATCGATGCTATGAAGAGGGATTTCTGGCAAGTGTTGGGTGATGCCCTTGAGCGTGAATCCAGGCAAGTAGAGAGTGCAGAGGCTAAAAAGATAGAGCGTATTGATATTGAGTCTGTTCTTAGATCTCGTGCTGACATGCTTGAGGAAGCTGAAACAAAACTAGTGCAGATGACTAAGGTAATTGACCCTAACTTTAAAGATTACCAGCCAATTTACTCAAGGTCATTTGACACCCAAGACTTTGAGTCTGAGATGAAGTCTTACATTGGCCTGTCTGGATTGGAAGCTCCTCGTGAAGCAGTAAGAGAGCTTGGTAGATCTGCATATGCGAAGGCGCGTGAAGTAGGGCTTCTGAAGGTAGATGATGATGTTTGGCAAGATATATCTACAGCTTTTGACGAGATGGCAGAGGAGGCTCTTCCTCCACCTATCATATTGTCTGCTGAAGAGATTGAAGACGCCGAAGTAATAGATTTAACAGAAGATTCAGAAGATCAATAAAGAAAGGCTTGACAGATGACCAAGGAAGAAAGAAGAGACAAGGTTAAAAAGATTGAAGCGTACATCAAGAGCAACGGTCTTACTGAAGGTGCTATCAACGATATCAACTCATTGTTTCCAATGAACAAGGAAACGATTGAGACAGAGTCGGCAAAGAATCAGCCAGCAAAGAAGAAGCGTGGCCGTCCTCCTAAGAGCGCTGTTGTTGAAGCCGCTGAAGTGGTTGTTGAGAACGATCTTTCACAAGAGGAGACAGATTAAACATTTTACTCCGGGACTAGCCCGAGACGCCTAAACCCACACGGCGAAAAAGCAGTGGAGACGAACAAAGGATGAGTGGATGAAGATAAAAGACATATTAGCGAAAGTTGTATCAGGTGAAGAGTTATCAGAAGAGGAAACTTCTTTTCTGAGTGACTACAATGAGCCTGATGTTTCCAAGGCTAAAAGTGAAGCTGCTGCTCTTGCACGCAAGGCTGAGAAAGAAGCGACCAGAGCAAGTGCTGCTAAGGTTGAAGAAATGGAAGCAGAGCTGGAAGAGCTTAGAGAGCAGCTTGAAGACACTAGTACTGGAAAGAAGAGTGAAGCTCAGAAGCTTGAGCGACAATTGGCTAAGTTTTCCAAGAAATTGGAAGCAGCTGAGGCTAAAGCACAGTCACTTGAAGCTGAAAAGAATAAGATCCAAAGAGACTACGCTTACGAGTCATTACTAAGTAAAGTTGATTTCGTAGACCAAGAGGCTCGTGAGATTGGATATCTTGCGCTTCAAAGGAGCGTTGCGGATCTGGATGACTTGTCAGGTGAAGAAGCTTTGTCTGCTGTTGAAGATCTCAAGTCAAGCTTCCCAAAGCTGGTAAGAGCAGAAGGTGGCAGTGGTACTGGTTTGAAGCCTGGAAATAATGTGTCAGAACCAACTGAAAACTCATCTGAAGTGGTGAACCAAATAGTTAGCAAACCAAAAGAACAACGTACTGTAGAAGACATCGATAAGATGTGGGCTGCAGCAGAACAAATAGAATAACCGAAAGGGCTAGATCATGGCAGTCGTAAATCTAAAACAAGAACTATGGATGGCGACTATTGTCACCTTGCTTGAAAAAGCGAGTACGGCAATGGCTACCTCCAACACAAATATTGTTCGTGGCAAAGGTGCGGATACATACCACATCATTGGCACGGCAGAAGTGACAACCCAGGATACTCCTGCAGTTGGAACAGCAATCACATACTCCGAAGTTAGTGACACGAATACTGACTTCCTTCACAACTTGGACAAGACGTTCGGGATTGTGATTCCAGACCGAGACAAGTTAGAGTCTATGTCTGGCTGGGAAGCGTTGTATTCTCAACGTGGCGGTTACCAGTTGCGCAATGACTTTGATGTCGCTGCTCTTGGTGATCATGCAACGTGGACTGACGCTACTGGCGTACCTACGACCGTTGGAACTGATGCTTCTGGAATTCCAGACTTCTACTCCTCGATCGCAGAGCAGCTGGACAGCGCAGACCTTCCTCCTGAAGGACGTTATGTCATCGTTAATCCTAACGTAATCCAGGCCACTCGTCTGTGGCTTGCTGCTAAGGGCACTGTCCTTGGTGATCAGGTTAGCATTAATGGTTTCGTGACCAGGATCTTCGGAATGGACGTTCTGATGTCCCGAAATCTAACGACAGTTACTACTACTGTTCACGGTCGTGCAGGCGTGTATGGTGAAGGTGTAGCTGCAAATGTACTTGGTGTTCAGGAAATTGAAATGCTCCGAGACAAGGATGAGTGGAATAGTTATATCCGTGGTCGTTTGATTGCTGGATACAAGACTTATGCCGCTGCTCGTGTCTTTGACGTTTCGTTCGAAGATCAAGTGCTTGCGTAAGTGTTTTGGTTGGGCTCTACGAGCTGTGCCTGTTCCCATACAGGTTGAATCCCTCCAGCTCTAGAGCCCGGCTGAAAGAAAGGAGTAAGTCATGGCTGTTGTAAACCTAAAACAAGAGTTGTGGGCTGCCACAATAGTAACGCTTCTTGAGAAGACGAGTACTATTGTTGGTGTCTCCAACAGAGATATAATTGAAACTGATGGTGCAGATACTTACCGAATAGTTGGAATTGGTGAAGTCACTACTCAAGATACTCCTGCCGTTGGCACTGCAATTACATATTCACAAGTTACAGACACGAATCAGAGCTTCACGCATAACGTGGACAAGACATTTGGGATAATCATCCCAGATAGAGACGTCTTAGAGTCTATGGAGGGATGGGAGGCTTTGTATTCTCAACGTGGTGGGTATCAGTTAAGGAATGAGTTTGACGCTGCTGCGTTAGGTGATTTTATCAACTGGTCCAGTACTACTGGAGTTCCTACAACAGTGGGAGCGGATGCGTCTGGGATTCCAGACTTCTTCTCTTCCTTGGCTGAGAATATGGATAGCGCAGATCTTCCTGGAGGAGGAAGGTATATTATCGTCAATCCAAGTATGGTTCAAGCATTGCGGATATGGTTCGCTGATAAAGGAACTGATATTGGTGATGACGTTAGTGTTAATGGTGCTGTAGCAAATGTGTTTGGAATCGATGTATTCATGTCTAGGAACCTCACTAATCTAACTGGTATAGATCAAGGTCTTGCTGGGGTGAAGGGGCAGGGTATAGCGATTAACGTGCTAACGCCAGATCTAATTGAGACGCTAAGAGATAAAGATGGTTGGGAAAACTATGTTCGTGGACGCTTGATTGCTGGTTACAAAACGTATCAGTCAGATCGAGTATTCAGAGTTGCTCATGGTGACAACGTATTACAGTAACAGGTGATGCTATGGCGATTACAAGACAGTTAGCAGATGATTACTTCGAGCCTCGGAATCATGTCTTGGGAGGCCTTTGGGCCGCTTTTGACACTGAGGACCGTGAAGGAGCCATACAGCATTCCATACGAAGACTTGGGCAGGAGAGAGCGCATGTAAGGAGAACATCCACCGGTGACTCTCCTGCCGCACAGTCTGACTTGATTGATGAAGATACAACCACCCCTTCCGACTGGCCCAGAGAAGACCTGGCTGTTTACGAGCAGGCATTGCATATGTTGATTCATAGCGATGCGGTAGCTGATAGTACGAAGACCGCACCCAAATGGGCAGGGAAAAGGATTAAAGAGCTTCGTGAAGAAGGTGGAGATCCTAACTTTATAAGCACAGAAGCACGTCGGTACATGGGGTGGTCGTCTCGTGGAAGACATGTAATTAGAGGTTAAAATGGAAGAACCTTTGAAAGATTTAAGGGAGGAAGTAAACTGGCATAAGTCAAGTTTTATTCCTGTCTTATTGAAGTCGAGGGATAAAATACAAGCAGCTATTGCTGATGCAGCTAAGAAAAGATCTTTTGCTGCAAGCAGGAGTGAGCAGAGAAAGCTTTATGATCGTATAATCCGAGAATACGAGATCATGGCGGAACAAATAGACAAAATAATTAAGCGCGGTGTTGTAAGGACATCTACTTCCTTTCGTAAGGTTGCGAAGAATGACCTTAAACAGTCGTCCTTACCTAGTTCCAGCGCATTGATACCCAAGTTCAGCGATGATCTTGTCTCGGATTGGTTTCGTGAGATAGGAATAGTTGATGGAGGTCGCAAAGGCGTTAATGCTACTCCATTGGCAGCTGTGAAAACAACAAATATGGCCAGGTCTGATATACGTCAAATCCGAACAGTCGTATCAAGCGTATTGGCTGAAGCGGCTCTTACCGGATTAACATCTGCGCAGATCTCAAAAGCTATGAGAGAGGCTGTATCTCCTCTTTCAGATACAAAAGCCTTGGATTCCTGGAAATTCATTGACAAGTCAGGCAAGAGATGGACCAAGAACAACTATTTCAACATGGTTGCTCGAACTGTACCGGCCACAATCTCCAGGGAGGCATACAAGGAGAGTATGATCTCTGCAGGTGTAGAGTTGTTTGAACAGACAGGGAAGAAGGAAGATTTGATAAGGTTTGATTTGGCAGAGATTACGGGTGGAAGTCAGCCTTGCCCTATATGTGCTCGTTGGAGGGGCGTTATCATCTCTATCTCTGGTGCGAATAAAGACTTCCCAAGTTTACAGGACGCGCTTGATGCAGGCGTGTGGCACCCAAACTGTGTATGTTCACACGCATATGTGGATATGGATCTGGAGAAGTCACGGGTTGAGTCTCAATCCAAGTTAAAGAATCCATCAAAGCCTACTCCTGAAGAGTGGAATAGGTATGCTGATGAAGTCCAAGCTCGTGCCAAGGATGATGTGAAGACTGATGCTGATCAAGGCGTGATCAAGAGTGCAGGGAAGAAAGACTCTTCAATAAAAGCTCAGGCAACAGTGAAGAGGAAATAATGACCACATACATTATGGACACATCTATAGCTGATGAAAAAGTTAAGACTGACATTGCAAGGCTTCGTCGTCTAACTCCAGCAGGAGTTCGTGTTGCCAACTTTAGAATAGGGCAGATAGTAAAATCAGAAGCCAGGAACAACGCGCCTATATCTCCTAAGCAATCTCAAATAGCACAGAGAAATAAAAGTGGTAAAACAAAGCAGAAGGTTACTCCTGGTGGATTGCAGAGATCTATAAGAGTTATGGAAGTGAACGAAAAGTATGTAGATATTGGAGTTCCAAGTAATTCAGAAGCTGGATCTTATGCAAGGAAAATACATGACTTTAAAGGGGTTGATTGGCATAATAGGGGTGTAGGAACAGTGGCGAAAGGTCCTCAAGCTGATGAGAAGTTTATATCGAGAGCAATTCAAACCAAGCTGTCAGCAATCAGGAAGGTCTTTGAGTCAGAGATTAGAAGAGTACTGGACAAATTGTAATGGTTGATCATTCCAATGGTTTTATTATGGCTGAACAGACGGTGTACAATCGTCTAGCTACAGCTACAGGATGCATAGATGGTCAGGATTGTTTTCTTGGCGGAGAGCCTGACGGATGTGTTTCCTATTGGGCGATGCTCACAGCTCCTGCTGATGCCGGCCTTGTTCCGAATAGGTGTTACTCTCATGGGGAAGCGTTGTACAATATAACAGGCATCTATGGAGAATATGCAGATGCACAAAATATCGTAGGGCAGATGCTGAAACTATTTGCAGACACAAATGGCCTGCACACCCTTTCAGGCACGAATGTAGAATGGTTTGCAAATGTTCAGACACCACAGTTTTTCAATTTGGCTCCTGGTGAGTCAGAAATACAAATAAGCATGCAATGCATGTTGATATACGACAACACACAACTATTCTGAGGATAGAAAAATGGCTATTGAAGCAACAGACATACTAAACCTCGGTGCCGAGTTCTCATCTCAGAGTAGCTCGACCATCGTGGATCAGAGCACACGTCCAGAAGTAACAGCTGCAGATGGTGATAATGCATGCGTAAGTGACCCTAAGAACATTATTACAAGGTATCCTTACAACTATCAGCATTGCGGAACCACAAACGGCATTAAGACTGATCTTGGTGTTGTTCTAACAACGTTTGGAGAAGTGGTTGATTCGAAATTTATTGACACCTTGTCGCTTGCATTTAGCAATGCTGGGTATC